TTGACAAATATTGTACTACGGATTAAATGTTCTTATGTAAAATCCTTCTCTTTCGTGTATTTCTAACTCGGATGAGTTTTCCATAATTTCAATAAATTCTACATAAAAACTATCAAATCCGTATTTACGAAATGCAGAATATAATATAGGACAACAATTTTTATTTTGCAAACAACATGCACAATGTTCTAATAAGCGTTCTTTAAAGTTTCTACAAGTACTACCAATATAAAAATGATTATTTATTTTGTTAGTAATCTTATAAACCCCCTGTTTATTTAAATCTTTTGGATTGCAAATATGAAATAAAATCTATCTTTTCATAATATACCCACCTTTTCCATTAATATTAATGTACTCCCTCACGGGATAGTCGATGAACGTCTTTCTAACTAGTTTAGAAATTTCGCTGCTGATTGTCCAATCTTTGTAATTTTTAAACGTTCACGTTTACAATTACTTGTTGCGTTGTAGTTTACAAAGCTCTAAGGAGTTTCCAGCAATTAAATGGGTTTTACAACACCAATATTCATAGTGTTGACTTGAATTATTTCTACTCCAAGTTCTAATAACCTGTCTACGAGCATTAGAAGGATTAGCTGACCGTTTATTCTAATCCTAAAAACATTGAACGGATCATACATCCAACTTACCTCCTGTTGCATCTTTCCTGTAGGAGAATTAAGCACGATCTTTAGAAACAGATTCTTAATCGTTTGACCAGTACGTTTTGCTTCTACTCGTTCATGGTAAATACCTTCGAATATATCGCAAAAAAGTTTTCCTAAGTGTCGAGGACCAAGTTGGTACTTAATCAACAAAGACGGATACATAGCATATTATGATATTCTAAGATGCGTAATTGAATATCCAGATCTTTCGATCCTTATCGACTATATCATAATTTATTAAACATTCCTTTTAGAATCAACTCTTCTGTCTTAAGGTCACAATAATGCCATCTATAACCTTTATAAGACCGTTTGGTTCCCTAACAACAGCATTTAATTGCTTGTTTATAATATGTTGGATTTTCTTCTAAAATGTCCGCAATGATTTCGTATACTTGTATGACATTTCCGTCTAAATCACATTTTGCAATTTTATATTTTCTACGAGTCTTTGCTATTTTAATATAAGATTTTGCATATGAATCTAAATATTTCTTACGATTTTCTTTTGATCTAATTCCTTGTAACAATCTTTGGTTTGGATCAGAAAATCGACGTTTTTCAGATTTACTTAAGCGTTCTCTTGTTTCTTCGGATACAATGCACTTTCCTTCCGAATCCAATCTCAGATTGTATCCAGAACTATTGTCTAGTGTATGCAATTGTTGCATCCAATAAAGTTCTCTTTCTGCTAATTTTTGTTCTAGCTTTTGTAAATCTTCTTCATAAACATATTCTACTACGTAATACGTAAACGCAGCTCGCCCATATTTATGCCAGGCGTTTATTAGATGAATATTCTCATCTTTGCTTTTAGTATTTAGTAATGTTACATGCTGCATAATCCTTTTATAAATATTTTTAGATTTTCCAACATATCTTTTGGAGTTTACATTATTCTAAATAACATAAATTCCAGCTCTATATTTATCTTCTAGTCTTTGTTTCATATTTAATAAATTCAAACTGTTTCGAGTGTATGCATCAGTCACACCCTACTCTTTTTAAGATAGTCTGTGAACGTTCTTCCTATAAGGAAGCTTCGCTGCGGATTGCCCAATCTTTGATGTTTTTACATTCCGTAAGACATTATTCTTACTGCTACTTGCTATATTACTATGCAATGCTGTAATCAAAGTTCTAAGGGTCGTTCCCGCAATTAAGTTTGTTTTAGTTACGCCTATGTCAACGTAACGTCTGCGTGACCTATATGCTCGTCATCTTTAGGGTGGAATATTTGTGGAGTATGAATGGAATGAATTCCTCCTACTCCTACAGAATACACCACATTTGAGAGAACAAACTTCTTCTCATAGCCTTTGCGCTCTTTAGAGTATACAACCTGTTTCTTCATATCCTCTAGAACGTCTTGTAACTTTGGATTTTTATATTTTATAAATGGCAAAATAACATCTTTCAATGGTATATAATCCATTGGAGAACGCATTTCCTTTATAACATTTTTAGGAATACCCGACTGTTTAGAATATTCTTCTAACAGAAAGGTCTCTGCCATTTTAACACTGTCCATAGAGAGACAATCTATGCCGTGTTCTTGTTCGATGAACAATCGTAATTCAATCTGATCTTTCAACCGGCTTAATAGCTCTGTGGTTGATTCTACATCATTAATATTGTATGCAATCATATCGTCAATCCTATCTGCCGGTAGAGGCTGATTAAAATCTCCATCATATTCTTGCACATTATCATAATGCATAGTTACTTGCATGGTTTTAAGGCCTACTCGTAACTTCTGACTGAACTGCATAGTGAGTAAGTCCATCGAATGAAAGTAATTGGAATAAATCCACTTTTTGTATCTTTCGCGATTTCCTTCCTCATCTGCCACTATTAGCTGTGAAAGATTGAAAAGAGACTGACAGACCCTCCAAAAAGGCAGGCCTGTCAGTTTTTGTTTGTAGTCAATAATATAATTTAAAACAACATCGTCATAATGATGGTTATTATAACCGCAGAATATTATTCCTTTGGTCATAAAATAAGCTACAAGATCTTCAAGTTGATTCTTGCGCTCAGATATCTCAAATTTATATATTGTACCATCTTCTGTATCTTTACAACAACAGTGGAACACATTTGGAAAGATTTCTATATCGTATACAACGACTTTCTCTTTCCTTATAATCATGGTTCTAGACTCTTTTGATTAGTGCACACCGTGGAATCCAACCACTCTCCTATTTGTGTAGAAGAACTACGCTTGAGACGCTTGGCTACTCTTTGTAGTAGTGTGCTGGACCACACACAGTTACGTGCTAAGCAGAGGCTTTACTGTGCATTATGCGGCATTTGGTAAGATTACTCTTCCTTTCTTCCGCTTGTGGTCCTTCAGATTTGTGGCGACTAGTTTAGCATTTTTAGCTTTCTCTTTGTTGGTCGCCTTTTGAGCTTTATCCAGAAGTTTGGATTTCTCATCGAGTTCGTTTACTCGATGCCCTTCTCCATTAACATCTTTGAGCTCAGTAACTGGTTTTTCGGTGAATTTATTATCACCTTCTTTGTACCGACCAGTCAACGGTAATTTGTCGAACATTGAGACAACGAAGTCTCTAATGCGTATCAAAGCCTCGTCTCGTTCTTTCTCCCATGCTGGGATGAACTCGTCCTTAAACAGATCGTCTTTAGGACACGGCTTTGGATGTTTCTTATCCCACTTCTTGAGCTTATCTTGAGTATAAGCTTCCATCTTAGCTGCCAAGCCTAGGTTCTTCCACAGTGACTTCTGTATATCCACATGCTTCACTGTTATAGACTTAGGTTGAGGATGTTTCTCGTGCTTATACGTATCGTCTTTGTAGATAATCTTTCCTTTTGAGTCGATGCGATACACGGTACCACCAACCTTTACATCGCCAAATCTGGGCATTCTGTCCAAATAAGTATCAAATGGAACAATGTTCCATTCATACTTTGATTTTGGTATTGTACAGTTTCTAACGCTATATTGGCGGCTATAGGCTGCAAGATTCGCTACTTTTCTTCTACGAATCTTAGGACTGATATTGCTACGTGCCATATTAGTCTATTTATTAAGTTCAATATATGTTACGCAGCCTTTTTGACGTTCGTAGAGGCCTTTTCCTTGCCCGTAGAGCCGTTTTTAGCCTTCAGCTGTATAGTTATAGCCTTTTGCTTGGCAATGCGCTCAGAGAGGCTTAAAATGGCCTGTGTAGTATTGGCCTTCAGCCATGCTCGCTTGCCTATTTTAACCTTCGTCGGGTTAGTTCCTCGATTAGGACGAGGAGACGGCTTGCAACGGCGCATCTTCTTATTGCCCTTCATAAAGAAGTCAGATGCGTGCACTCGCATGGGTTTAAGATTGCCTTCTTCGTCTACGATACGGCCTTTCTGACGCTTATGAATCCAGTTCTTGGATCCATGGTAACGGTTGCCTAATTTAGCAACCTTAGCTGCAGCTTTCTTTTCTGCAGTATTATTAGTGGGTTTCTTCTTCTCCTTTGGCGGCAGTTCTATATCCTTGAGAACTGATTCTGATTTGAGAGAATACATTTGTATCTTCGCCTTCGGAGGTGCAATTTCTCGTATCTTGTCGACTATATCCTTAGTTCCCCGTAGAGAGAAGTAGGTGTCTCCGTGATACAAGTAGTTTATCTTAGCGTTTGCTAACGCCTCCTTCATCATTGCTCCGTCTTTCCTGTCTATCATGATGAGGATTGAATACTCCTTGGGAGCATCCATCAGCTGTTTGAGGCGTTCTATGAGCGTCTTAGTCTGTTCCTCTGATAGACCGTAACGCTTACAACGCCGTTTGAGGGCGTTGATACGGAAGTTACGATACTGTTCCTCACGTTCCTTCTTACGATCCTGAGCGTTCTTGATGGTCTTTACTTTACCTGTTGTATTGTTGTTCGTAGTCTGGCTATTCTGAGCAGTTTCTACTGTAGTATTCTGTTTCATATTGATTATGTTTGTTTTTAAATGTTAGAAAATGTGATTGAATAAGCGTACGAAGAAGTTTCTCCGCTTAAGCATGAGGATAGTCTTGCCATTGTTATTTACGGCACCGAGAATACGGTAGTTTTTGTCGAGTTCCTCAATGCGACCGTTAGGGATGATCTCATCACCCGCTACTTGGATATATTTCTGTTTCATCTTTGATAGATGTTAAGTTAGACATGTTAATTAATTGGGAAATAGTGACTAGTTACGGGAACGATCCGCTCATACTATGTATGCACCATCTTTCTAGTCTATGTGTTATTTATGCAGTAAGGTCTGTCTTAAACATCTCGGCCATATCACCGTCGATAGTGATGTCTGTGCCGTTATTAAAGTTCTCCATATCGGTGTCGAACTTATTAGCCTTAAGCTGCAAATCCTTAATCAGGGCAGCGATTTTAGCTGAAGTAAACACCTCCTCCTTAGCCATATTCTTAAGACCCTTCTGGGACTTAGTCTTAGGATCAAGAGTAGGTATCATCTTAAGCTGTGCAATCTGCTCCTTAAGCTCACAGGCCATGAAGATGCTATAATTGTTAGTCTTCTTAAACTCCTCCTTGTTGAAGGTAGTAGTGCCCATGTTCAAATAGAACAGCATACCCTTAATATAGACAAGCTTGTCTGCCATCTGAGTAATCTCGTTATAGAGACCCTTCAGATCGTGTGTACGGAAACCATTCTTAATCTCCTTCTTGGAGAGCAGATTCTCTGCCTTAATGTAGTTCCAATACTTCTTCTTCTTTGTATTAATATCATCACGCATGTTAATGATCTTACCTGAATTCAACTTAATTGATTTTGTCATACTATAAACTTTGATTTAGTTAAACTTCCGTGAATTAGTTGAATTCGAGATTACCTACGTACTCTATATGAATATCACTTCATATAAAGCTAAACAAATCTCTGGAGGGGAAATCCCGCAGAATCCCCCTCCGAACACCCGCAGATGTCATATTGAGATAAGTTTATGAAATTTTTATACAGGTTTCAATATTACCTTCGATGATTTTGTTGTTTCGACTGTTTAGATACGGATCATCCATGTCGCAACACTTCTGACCAAGATCCCGCAGAATCACAATATCTTAGTCTCAACTCCAGTCACACCTATTTTAATATTAAGACCTGCTCGACCTGTTGCGTCAGGAATGAACAGCTTGCGGTTCACATCTCCAGCATTGACGTTCACAACCACCCGATTGTCACCATTCACGACTGCATGACCAGTGGTGCTTGAACCATTTTTGTCCCGGGTTCCCGCAGAAACCGCACCACCTTTGTTATTACAGACATGCATGTAACAATCCATCAATCGCTCAACAACGCCTTCGTAGTTTCCACCACGCTGTGCTTCCTTAGCAATTTCTACACTCAATCCTTCTTCCAGAGCAGTAGCGTTACCGTCTACAGAAAGATCAACAAGGGCATCCCATACAGCCAATGCCCAACTTTCAAATGACAGTATCCGTTCACAATTAAGAAGGCGATTCCAGAAACGGAACCGTGTTTCTCCAAGTATAACAGAACCGTCGTTCTTAATGTCGTACCTGCTGTACGTTTTGCCGTCTCCTGCAGCCAATTCAACTTTCTTTTCGATAGTCTTATCAGCCATCAGCTTGTGCATGTCGCACATAGCTTGATCAGAGATGACACGTTTTTTCATACTAGTTCTCCGTTACAGCAATGTGAACTTTGGAACCGCCGACGGTACCGGGGACGTCTACATTCTCAGGAAGAGCGGACTTTACCCATGCGTCAGCAACGGCGTTTGCCTTGCGGGTGTTCTCTGCAATATAGCCCTTCAGACGAACCTTTGCCTTGTTTGCCTTCTCGATCAGCTCGTCCAGATACTTGATATCGCGATCCATCACTGCGTTGAGGATGGCTGAGAGGTTCTTT